AAAACAACTGAGGGCACAGACGTAACTGTAAATCCAGGCGATGCTGTAAACTATGTAGATGGTAAAGGTACGAAAGCGAATGTGGCAGTAACGAAAGTGGACGGCCAAGATGTTGTGAATGTATCTTATGATGTTAAATCAGCAGATACTGATACATTAACCGTTGATGCAAATGGCGTGAAAGTGAATACAGGTTCTCTTGTAAACGCAAGCACAGCGGAAGGCGATGCAAACCGTGGTAAAGTAACTGTGAATGCAGGCGATGAAAACAAAGTTGCAACTGTGAAAAACGTAGCATAGGTAGTAACGGTGGATTTGGTTATAAATCACAGTTTGATGATATGGATATTTCGTTATTGGATAGTGCATTACTTGCACACTGGGCTTGCCACTCGCTTAAGCCTAAGAAGAAACAAAGGATAAGCTATTAGTAGCTTAAATTACCGAACGGACGGGGAATCCGGATAAAAGGAGATTTAAAATGACAGAATTTAAAGCAATTGAAACACAAGAACAATTGAATGCTATTATTAAAGCAAGATTAGATCGTGAGAAGGAAAAGTATGCTGATTATGATCAATTATCTGAAAAAATTAAAACTTTAGAGACGGAAAACTCAAACTTGAAACAAACTATCACTGATAAAGAGACAAGTGAAAGTACAAATCTTACTAAGATTGCTGAGCTTGAAAGTAACGTGAATAGTTGGAAAAGTAAGTCACTTAAGCAACAAATTGCAATGAAGAATGGACTGCCATTTGAACTAGCAGACAGATTGCAAGGCGATACAGAAGAAAGTTTGAATGAAGATGCTGAACGTCTAGCATCATTAGTTAGTGTTAAAAATTATACACAGCCTTTAGCTGATAAAGAACCAAATATTGAACCTAATGGAATTGAAGCAGCTTGGCGTAGTGTTGTTAAAAATTTAAAATAAAAAGGAGAATAGAATATGTCAGAATCAACAGCATTAAAAAAAGGGACTTTATTTAGTCCAGAACTAGTAAAAGATATTATGAGTAAAGTAAAGGGGAAATCTTCTTTAGCTGTGCTATCAAACCAAGAGCCTATTCCATTTAATGGAACTGAGCAATTTATTTTCACTCTAGAAGGAAATGCTCAAATTGTAGGTGAGGGTGAAAAAAAAGTCGCAGGAAAAGCTAAACTTGAAGCCGTGATGATTAAACCTTTAAAATTTGTCTATCAAGCGCGTATTACAGACGAATTTAAGTATGCCTCTGATGAGAAGAAATTAGACTACTTAAAACACTATGCAGAAGGCTTCTCTAAGAAAATTGCTGAGGCCTTTGATATTGCAGCAATTCATGGATTAGAACCTAAAAGCTTAACAGATGCAAGTTTCAAAGCTACTAACTCTTTTGATGGGTTAATTACAGGTAATGTTGTAACTTATAGTGAAGGTTCAATTGATGATAATATTGAAGCAGCAGTTCAAACTATTATCGCAACTGATAACGAAGTAACGGGTATTGCTATGTCACCTGTAGCTGGAGCAGCATTATCTAAAATCAAAGATAAATTTGATAATCATAAATATCCAGAATTCAGATTTGGGCAACGTCCTAAGAATTTCTTTAGTATGGATTTAGATGTGAATAAAACTTTAACAGTACAAGGTGGTACTGCTAAGAAAGACCACGTTATTGTTGGAGATTTCCAAAATAGATTTCAATGGGGATATGCTGAAAATATTCCTATGGAAATTATTGAATATGGTGATCCAGATGGAGAAGGACGTGATTTAAAAGCTTATAATGAAATTCTATTACGTTCTGAGGCATATATTGGATGGGGAATTTTAGATAAAGAAGCATTTGCTCGTGTAGAAGAAGCTTAGGAGGTAACTTATGGCTACATACAGACACAAAGTCAGTGGAGTAGAGATTTTAACAGAAAGTGAACTTTCAGGACATTGGGAGCTTGTAGATGAATCTATGAAAACTAAAAGTAAATCAGAAGAGGTAGAACCTACAGAGGAATCTGAGGTTGTTTCTGACAAAGAATAGAGGTGTATTATGTACACACTTAAAACATTTGCTAGTATTGATGATTTAGAAGTTTTATGGAGAAATGTTGAAGAACATGAGATAAGTCGTGCTAAAGAGCTTTTAAATACGGTTTCTCATGTCTTGAGAGTGGAGGCTAGAAAAGTAAATAAAGATTTAGATTTACTGGTTAAAGAAGATGAGAGTTATGCTTATCTTGTTAAATCAGTTGTAATCGATATTGTAGCCCGAACTCTTATGACTTCGACAAATCAAGAGCCTATGACTCAATTCGCAGAGTCAGCTCTTGGTTACTCCGTGTCAGGTTCATTCCTAGTTCCTGGAGGAGGTCTTTTCATAAAAGATAGTGAACTAAAGCGTTTAGGTTTTAAAAAACAACGATTTGGAGTAATTAATTTCTATGACATTAATTAAAGGAATCGATGTTATATTGATTGATAAAGTTCAAAACGGGGTTGATTCTTTCAATCATCCTATTTTTGTTGATAGTGAGATAGTTGTTAAGAATGTCTTAGTCGCTCCTGCTTCTACTGATGATATCACTAATTCTGTTAATTTAACTGGAAAAAAGGCGATATATACTATGGGAATACCTAAGGGCGATGGAAATAACTGGGAAAATAAAGAAGTTTTATTTTTCGGGAAAAAATGGCGTACGATTGGTATTGCACAGCAAGGTATTGAGTCCTTAATTCCGTTAGATTGGAATAAGAAAGTGATGGTTGAAAGATATGAGTAGTAAGTTTGTGTTAAATTATAGCGGTGTAGCTGAGCTTATGAAGAGTCCAGCTATGGTTGATCTCTTGAGAGAAAAAGCTAAATCTATACAGGATAAAGCAGGAGATGGATATGAAATTAGCTCGTTTGTTGGTGAAAACAGAGCTAATGTTAGTGTTAAGACTAAGTCAAGAAAAGCTATTAGAGATAACAACAAAAATAATACTTTATTAAAGGCTATGAGATAATGATTGAAGTAATCGTAAAAGAATACCTGTCAAAACGACTGGATATACCTATCGTTTTTGAACATCAACAAAATTTGCCTAAACAGTATATTTTATTAGAAAAGACTAGTGGAAGTAGGGAAAACTTTCTAAATTCATCAACAGTAGCAATTCAATGTTATGGCGCTTCATTGTTTGAAGCAGCTAAATTAAATGAAAAAATTAAAGAATTAATGTACGGCTTAATAGCGGTATCTGAGGTTTCAAAAGTTAGTTTAAACAGTGATTATAATCATACTGACTTGGAGACTAAGGAATATCGCTATCAAGCTGTTTTTGATATTCATTATTATTAAAGGAGACAAAAAATGGCAGATGTAAATAAAGTAACTTCGGCGAAACCTAAGATTGGTGGAGCTATTTATTCAGCGCCGTTAGGAACAGCACTTCCTACGGACGCTACAACAGAATTAAATACAGCGTTTAAAGCATTAGGATATATTTCAGAAGATGGTCTTGTGAATGAGAATACAGCAAGTACAGAAAATTTAAAATGGATATTAAAGGAAAAATTCGAAGGAGACAATTATGGATACAAAATTTGATAGACGAATCTTGCTTTTAAACAAGATCATTATTGTTTTTATTGTTTTAGGCCTAGCAGCTTTTGCTTTTGAAAATATCTTTAAAGATAATTCAGATACAGAAAAAAATGATAAGGGAGAAAGAATATTTTACCTCGTACTAGGTCAACAAAAAAATGCTATTTTTGGTCATATAGAAAGAGCTCAAAAATTTCTGGGTGTAGATACAAACGCTTTAGATATTGAACAATTACCAGATGACATTTCAAAAGATGCAATATTTATGTTTTCAGAAAATCAGCAACAAATAATTTTTGATTTGTAA